CATAGCATTAGAAGAAGACTGGAGACGTACCATTGATGGTATACTTTCCATTGAAGCTAACGCTAGGTTATACATTGACCAAGAACGTGAGAAGTTTTCTAAAGAAGAACTTGATAAGATGTTTGATATGTTATACGATGGTGATAATAAAAACAGAGTATGGGTTCACTCACACTTTGGCACCAACGACATTGATGATATCTTTACTAAGCTTCGATTCATGATTATTGGATGTGACTGTAAGTGGGTTGTTGTAGATCACTTACACATGTTAGTCAGTGCGGTACATGAAGGTGATGAGAGACGTGCTATTGATTCTATTATGACTAGACTAAGAAGTTTAGTTGAAGAGACAGGTGCAGGGATTATCCTTGTATCTCATCTCAGACGTGTCGATGGTAACAAAGGACACGAGAACGGAATTGAAGTTAGTCTCTCTCATCTACGTGGCTCTAACAGTATTGGTCAGCTATCAGATTGTGTTATTGCATTAGAACGTAACCAACAATCAGACGACCCTGATGAAGCTAGGACAACAAGACTTCGCGTTCTTAAATCAAGATACACAGGTGATGTAGGTATGGCAGCTAGAGTTATCTATGATGCTGATACTGGTAGGCTTAGTGAATTAACAGATGAAGACATAGAGTTTGATAGCTCTGCAGACGAGGCATTTTAAATGAGATTAGTATTTGATATAGAGACGGATGATCTCCAAGCTACAAAGGTTTGGTGCATTGTTGCTCAGAACCCTGACTCAGGTGAGATATTTAAGTTCCCACCTAGTAAGTTAGAAGATGGGTATAATCTTTTAGCAACAGCCGATACACTTATTGGTCATAACATTATTGGATTTGATATACCTTTGGTAGAGAGGTTCGGTAACGTTGACCTAAGTGGTAAGGAAGTTATAGATACTCTTGTACTATCTAGATTATTTAATCCTACTAGAGATGGTGGTCATAGTCTTGAGACTTGGGGCTACAAGTTAGGATACCCTAAGATTGAGTTTGAAGATTACTTAAACTACTCTGTTGATATGTTAAACTATTGTGTACGGGATGTACAGTTAAATACCAGAGTGTTACAGGAACTTCAAAAAGAATCTAAAGGTTTTGATCCTCAATGTATTACCATTGAACAAGGCGTTGCTAAGATTATGAAGCAACAAGAAGCTGATGGTTTTGAGTTTGATATGCAGTTAGCATTAAGCCTATTAGCAGAACTTAGAGAAAAGAAACAACTGATTGAATCAGAGGTACATGAAACGTTTAAACCTAAATGGGTAGACACTAAAGAGGTAACACCCTACATCAAGAAAGATGGTAATTTATCTAAGCGTGGTCTGACTGATGAAGAATATCAACGTTGCTTGGACACCAATAACTTCAATCCTTTTATGAGACAGACTTTACAAGAGTTTAATCTTGGCTCTCGTAAACAGATTGGAGAATATCTTATTGACTTTGGTTGGAAGCCAGACAGATTTACACCTACTGGTCAACCTATTGTTGATGAGAAAACACTATCTAAAATTACACACATCCATGAAGCAAAACTTATAGCAGATTTTTTGTTACTACAAAAGCGTATAGCTCAGATTGATTCATGGGTTGATGCAGTTAAGGAAGATGGTAGAGTACATGGGTTTGTAATACCTAATGGAACTATAACCGGAAGGATGGCTCATAGAAACCCTAACGTTGCTCAAGTACCTTCATCTGGTAGCCCTTATGGTAAGGAATGTAGGTCTTGCTGGACTGTACCAGAAGGTCATAGTCTGGTAGGTGTTGATGCAAGTGGTTTGGAATTAAGAATGTTAGCACATTACATGAACGATAAGGAGTATATAAATGAAATTATTAACGGAGACATTCACACAGCTAACCAAACGTTTGCTGGACTTAAATCAAGAGATCAGGCTAAAACTTTCATCTACGCCCTCGTTTACGGTGCAGGAGATGAGAAGATTGGAAGCATCGTTAAAGGAAGCAGAGCAGATGGTAAGCAGTTGCGAGAACGCTTTCTTAGTAGTCTCCCAGCATACCGAACTCTTAAGAGCAAAGTTGACAGAGCAGCTACAAAAACGTTCCTCAAGGGGTTAGATGGTAGGAAGCTATACATTAGAAATAAACATGCAGCTTTGAACACATTACTTCAAGGTGCTGGTGCTATACTAATGAAGAAAGCTCTCTGTATTTTAGAGAACAGACTTAATCTCAGTGGTACTCCACATAAGTTTGTTGCTAACATACATGATGAGTGGCAAATAGAAGTAACAAACTGTCGAGCCAATAAGGTTGGTCAGATGGCTGTTGAATCTATCATAGAAGCAGGTGAACATTTTAATCTACGCTGTCCGATGGATGGCGAATATAAAGTAGGAGGTAATTGGAGTGAGACACATTAAACCAAATGATAGTAGTAGGAAGGGAGACTTAGCTGAGTACTACGCAGTAACTTGGCTGTGGGATCATGGCTATGAAGTTTTTAAAAACACAGGTTGTACTGGACCAATAGACATGATTGCCCTGAAAGAAGGTGAAACTATTTTTGTTGATGTTAAAACAGCACAGCCACAACAACATAAACAAACCGGTAACAAAGTAACTAAATGTCAAAGTAGAAATGAAGAACAAAAAAAATTAGGCGTTCAGTTACTACAATTCAACCCTGTTAATAGACAATTAGCATGGATAAAACATAGACAGAGAAAATAATATGATTAAATCTAAAAAGACTCTTGACACATTAGTCGAAGATATATATAATAAGATAGGTGTACTTGCTGATGGTGATCATATTGATCTAGACCCTGATAGCATTGAACAGTTTGGTGAGTCTATGAAAGAGATTCTCTATAACTGGTCACACCCTGCACCAAGAGGTGATGCCTCACTACGCATGTCTAATATAGGTAGGAAGTCACGACAACTATGGTTTGATATGAAGTCAGAGGGTACTCCTGAAAGGATGCCACCTTCTTTATTCATTAAGTTTCTCTACGGACATTTACTTGAAGAGATAGTTATATTTCTTATCAAGCTATCTGGACACGATGTTACGGATGAGCAGAAAGAAATCAAAGTATCAGGAATCAAAGGACACATGGACTGTGTTATTGATGGTGAGGTAGTGGATATCAAGACAGCTTCAGGATTTGCCTTTAAGAAATTTAAAGATGGTACTCTAGCAGAGAATGATATCTTTGGATACATGGCTCAACTTGCAGGTTATGAACAAGCACAGGGCACAGATAAGGGTGGATTCCTTGCTCTTAATAAAGAGTCTGGTGAGTTAGCTTTGTATAGACCTGATAACTTTGACAAGCCAAACATCAAGAAGAAGATCACTGATATAAAGAAAGCTGTTAAATTAGCAACACCACCTGAACTATGTTACAGCCCTGTTCCGGATGGTAAGTCTGGTAACATGCAGTTACCTAGAGAGTGTACTTATTGCCGACATAAGTTTGAATGCCATAAAGATTCAAACGAAGGTAAAGGTTTACGTGTGTTTAAATATTCAAATGGATATAGGTACTTAACACAGTCACCTAAAATCCCTAACGTTATAGAGGTAACAGATGCGTTCAACAAAAGCTAAACAACTTAGACGTAGAGCAGAAGACTTACTCATAGAGTGGTTAAGAACTATGGTTCCAGATGGTGAGGATACTTCTAAGATACACAGAAATAATCTTAGTGAATTCTTGCCAGAACAAACGCATATCTTTGCAAACAATAGGTTTCTTCTAAGTGCTTATAGTTTAAGATGGTTTTATAAAAAGGTAAAACGTAATCCCAACATTACATTGGGAGAGCTGAATGCCTAGAAGAGTACCCAGAAAACCTAGACCTAAAAAGATTAACGTGCCTAAAGGGTATGACAGTCGATGGGAGTATGACATTCATCTAGGGATACTACAAGATTGGAAACATCATTGGGATATTATACAGTATGTTGTTGAACATAAGTATGAAGCTGATTTTGTTAGAAAGATTGATGGTAAGACTATCTTGTTAGAAGCGAAGGGTAGGTTCTGGGATCATGCTGAGTATAGTAAATATATTCACATAAGAAAAGCGTTACCGCAAGATACAGAGTTAGTATTCTTATTTCAAAAACCTTTGTCTCCTATGCCGGGAGCTAAGATGAGAAAGAACGGAACAAAAAGAACCCATGCTGAATGGGCAGAAACAAATAATTTTACATGGTATAGTGAAGAAACTTTACCGAATGAGTGGAGAAACGATGGAGTATAAATTTAACGAAGGACAATTAATACAGGAACTACAGGCTTATATTGATGGTACATATGGTGAGCACTATGCTTCAGATAAGTATCAAGCAACAGATATTATTATTGACTCTGGACATGGTGAAGGGTTTACTCTTGGTAACATTATGAAGTACGCTAAACGTTACGGAAATAAAGACGGAAAGAACAGAAAAGACTTGCTAAAGATACTACATTATGGTATAATAATGCTTAACGTACACGACACAGAGAACTCATAATGGTAGATGATAAAGTAGGTATCAAGGAATATCTTGGTATTAAAATTAATTACAGTAACGAAAATAATTTAGATAAGTTTAGTCTTGATACATTAAGAGACAGATATTTATGGGAGAATGAAACACATGCACAAGAAGCCTTCGCCAGAGCAGCAGTCTTCGCAGCCACCTACAAAGGTCACACAGATTTTGAGTTGGCTCAAAGACTTTATCACTACAGTTCCTCTTGTTGGTTCATGTTTAGCACTCCTATACTTAGTAACGGGGGAACAAGTCGTGGGCTTCCTATTAGCTGCTTCCTCAATTATGTACCTGATAGTCGCACTGGGTTATCAGATCATTATGACGAGAATATTTGGTTGGCATCTTCAGGTGGAGGTATTGGTGGATATTGGGGAGACATTAGGAGTAACGGTATTTCTACTACTCACGGTAGTAAGTCTACTGGTTCAATTCCTTTTATCCATGTAGTAGATTCACAGATGTTAGCCTTTAATCAAGGCACTACAAGACGTGGTTCTTATGCTGCATATATGGACATATCTCATCCAGAGATTGAAGAGTTTATTAACATGCGTAAAGAATCCGGTGGAGATATTAATCGTAAGAATCTTAATCTTCATAATGGTATTAACATTACCAATGAGTTCCTAAAAGCTGTTGAAGAAGATGCAGACTGGAGACTGGTAGACCCTAAAAGCAATGAAGCTGTTAAAGTTATAAATGCTAGAGACTTGTGGTGGCAAATCATTAATGCTAGAGCAGAGACAGGTGAGCCATACATGGTCAATATAGATACATGTAACGAAGCATTACCTAAAGAACAAAAAGATTTAG